CTTTTTCAGCCGATTCGGCTTTTTTTCTTGCTGTTGCCATAGTTTTAAATTAAATTAGATTTTATTTTGCAAAGATACGAAATAAAAAAGAGGGGAATTAACCCCTCTTTATATTATGTAATTTCTTACAAAATTTTAACCTTTCACTAAAACGAAGTTATTTCTCGACATCACACATAGTGCGCGCTCTGAAAGCATGTGAAGTTGATTAGCATCTAAGTCAGAGTTGCTAGCACCACCTGCTGAACCTGTAGCCCAAACTTTGTAACGTCTGTCTTCAGTTGCAGATTTACGGTATTTAACGTGTAAGAAAGGTAAAGTAGCGTTAGCTCCTAATACTTCGTCACGTACAGTTTTAGTTCCAGAAGGACATAAAACACCGTTGATTGCTTGAGCGCCTTCGAATAAACCACGAGCAGTTGGGTCATCTAAATATTTCCATTGAGATTTGTAGATTTCAAAACCAGCTACTTTGAATCCTGTGAATCCTAAGTTTAAAGCCATATCCTCACTGTTGTCAAAAGCACCATAAGAAGTACCACCAACACCATAAGAGTTTTGTGCAGCTAATAAGTAATCTAAAGCTCTATCTTGCTCAAAGTCATTCATCATAATGTACTCAGAGATAGCACCTTGACGGTTTAATCTAGCTAAGATTTCATCAACATCAGTTAATGAAGTAACAACTCCTGAGAAGATGTTTCCTTGCTCAACAGCTTCGAAGAAACCTTCAGTTCCTGTGAATCCAGCAGTAGCAGCAGCAGAACCATTCTCATAAGAAGTACCTTCAACCATACCCATTTCTAGGTAGTCATCAAATCTTTGACGAGATTGTGCTCTTGATTTTAAATACCATAAGTATCCAGCTCCATTTTCACCTTCTACTTCAATCCATCCAACTTGAGCCATATCAGAACCATTAACTTCATCTAATTCTTTGATGATGATTGGTTTGTTTTCAAAGATGTCTGGGTTAGCCTCTAAAGACTCTTCTCTACCATTAGTTCCTTTTCTGTACTCATTAGAGTAAGTGAAAGCTTTGATTTCTTCTGTACCAACTGTAAAACCAGCTGTAGTAGTTGCTAAAGCAGTGAAAGAGTCAGCATCAATAACAGCAGTAACGATAGCTTTATCTTCGTTAGTTCCGTCATTTAAGATAATAGTATCATTTTTACGGAAAGGGTGATTAACTAAAGTGAATGTAGTACCTGAACGCTCAATATCAAGTCCAACTGGTCTTAAACGACCTTCTTCAGACCATTTAATTAAGTCAGATTGAATTGGCATCTCTTGCCCCATTCTCTCTAAGAATCCTTTTAATGATTGGTTACCGTAACGAGCAAATTCTTTCTCGTATAACTCAGGAAGGAACTGATTTGTAAAGTTGAAATCAGACGCATCTAAGTAGTTTGAAGACAAAATTTCTTTTGTCGCAGTAGGGGTTAATTTAATCCCTGGGTTGTCTAACAATGCCATAATTTAATTTTTAAAATTTTTTATACTAATTTGAATTTTAATCCTGATGAAATGGTTTCAGGAGCAGTCCTCATAGACATATCTATATTCTTACTACTCTTAACTTCGCTTTCAATAGCTTTTGCATATGCTGTCTCGTAAATGTTTTTTAAGACAGATTCATAATTCATTGCTACATAAAGAGCTTTGTGATAGCCCTCAGCGTCCTTAATTAATCCATTTTCATCTAAGAACTTACTAAAGAAGTTCATTACATTTTTTTGGTTTTCTTTAACAGATTCAACACTACTTGGTTTTTGAACAATTACATCATCTCCAACTTTGAATTCAAAACCTTTAAATTCGTTTGAAAATAACTCATCAGTCTTTTGCAAGAAATATTCTCCTTGTTTTTTCGAAACCTCTTCTTGTGTTTTAAGAGCCTCTAAAGTTTCTTTTGCTACTTTGTAATCTTCAGGAACACTTGTACTATTAGTAACCTCTAATGGTACACTCCATTTTTCCTTTTGACTTTCAAAGTAATCTAAAGCCTCTTTATGAGCTTTCTTTAAAGCACGAGTTTTTTTATTGATAGTTCTTTCATCATCATAGTCTTCATCGTAACCATAAGATTCAGCAAATTCCTCATTAATATCTAAATCATCAAACTCAGGATTATTTTCCTTGATGTACATTTTGATTAATTGGTCTTTCTCATATTGTGAGTAATCCCTTTGATAATTAATAAAGTCTTCGTATCCTCTTCCAGTTTCCTCTTTAAACTCTAAATACTTCTTAACATCTGAAGGTAATTCCTTTTCCTCTGACCTAGGAGCTACCTTTGTATATAAGTCTTCTTTAGATTTGATAAACTCAAGAACTTCATCTTCATTATTAAATTTAAGAACGTTATCTTGTACATCTTGTACTTTATCTTGTACCTCTTCTTGTACATCTTGTGTGTTCACTACATTCGCTTGTTCATTGTCAATGATCGCTTCATTATTTTGAACACCACTATTCTCCTCTTCTTGACTCCATTCAGAGCCTTCTAGTTTGAATTTCATATTTAATTTAGATTAGATTAAAATTTTTTGCAAAATTACGAAATATTAAGACGTATTTTAACGTGGTTCAAATTCTGCTAAAGAAAACGCATCAAGAGAATCTTCATTACTCTCGAAGTTAATAGATGGAGTATCCTTTGTTCTTTGCTCAATCAACTTAGATTGTTGTGTAGCTTGTAACTTTGTTCTCTCATCTTTTCTATCTTCTCTTAATGTTTCTTTGCTTTTCATACCTTCAACTTCAATACCCTTTAATTGCATTTGGTATTGGAACTCTCTCTCCATTAACATTATTTTAAGTTCTGCCTCCATCTTCATTTTTTCAATTTCAGCTTGAACTCTTGTTTGTTCTACCATTGCTTTAGATTGCCCCTCTAATTGAACTAATTGAGCCTTACTTTCAGAAGCTGCTTGAGAAGATTGAATATTTGATTGAGTTTGAGCCTGCATTTTTTGCATTTCAGCCTCTTGTCTTTCCTTCATTTTTTTGTCTTTTCTTACAGTCAAGTATTTAGACGCAAGTCTCATATTCTTAATTCCTAAAATAGCATACTTATCTTCAACACCAAGATTACCTTGTTGTATCTCTAATGAAATATCTGCTTCAAGTTTAGCTCTCTCTTCATCATCAGGAACTAACTCTAAGTTAATTGAAAAGTCGTGTAAGTATGATTTATCTATACTCTTTAATACATCTACATTGTTTGCAGATATTTTATTAATTAAGTCATTCTTTAACTCTGAGAATTGAAGAATATCAGAAACTCTAATTGCAATACATTTAGCTAACTCTCTAGTAATAAACATACTACCTTCAAGAATGTGTCTTGTAGCTACATTTGAAGAATACGCTGCCATTTTTTGAATACCAACTAAACTATTTTTATCAGGGTTACTACCATCAATTGCTTGATTAATTCCTGTTACAGATGCAATCATATCCATAGATATTTGAATTGAGTTCCATAACGAACTAATTTTGTCTTGACCAGAAGAGTGTCTAATCTCTTGAATTGGCACTTTAGCGCTATTAAACTCACCACCTACGTTTTGACTTCTACCAATAACAGAACCTGTTTGAAAGTACATATTTAATGCATCCTCTACAGTATATTTGTTTCCATTACCTAACTTGATACCAACCAATCCATCAATATCAATGTATTGACCATCTGGAACAACTCTTTGTTTAATTTGTTGTAGTTTTAACCAAGACATTTGAATATCATCTGCAAAGGGAATCATTCTATTTACAGTTGAATCAATATATCCTCTATACATTTTTGGGGCAACACCAATATAATTAGGAAGAACTTTATTAAGGTTTGAATTTTCCTTAACCATATTCTTAACTACATTCCATTGTAATATAATGCTTGTACCTAAAACTAATACTCCTTCAAACCAAACCTCTTCAACTTTAGTTAATTTCTCAAAGTCAGCATCACCTGTTCCTTTGTATACGAAGTCATTACCCTTAGCAATAACCTTTAAACCTCCCTTTGAATTCTTTTTCTTTTTCCAAACTTTTTCTCTTGAGGTTTTGTAATTAAAATAAAGTAAACCAATTTTACCGTCTAATACATCTGTATTTTGACTATCATAGTTTAACTCATAATAATTATTCCAAGAAGAAGAAATACTCTCTAATCTTTCTTTTTGCTCAGGTGATAAATTTGGGTATTCTTTATAAACCTCTGAAAGGTTTGTATTCTTATATTCTCCAAAGTAAAAACAATCTTGAAAATAAGGGTCTTCTGTATAAGACCATATTAAGTTTGCAGGATTTACATACTCTAATTTAACACCATCTGAAGGGGTAAATCTGTGTTTTGCAAAACCAACACCAACTTCAATTAAATCTCTCTCTACCTTTCTTCTTAAAGTTTTATCGTAATCATTAAGTTTAAAAATTGATTCGATAGCAACTTCTTCAGCCATTTCAATTGGTGGCTTATATTCTAACTCCATTTGAATATCTAACTCTTCTTTTGAGCCAGGTATTTTATCTATTGGAACAGATGTAACATCTATACCTAATTTATTCTTAATATCAACAGCCATATCCTTACCAACCATATCTCTCTCTAACGCTCTTTTCTTGTCAGCTCTTTCTTTGATTGATGTTGGATCTACAGCCATTGCCTTAATTTGAAACTCTCTTTGAGCCATACCATTAGACAAGATATCAACATACTTTGGTATCACAGGAACAACTTTCCAATCTAAATTTAAGTAAGACATATCACCATTTACAGCAAATTTCTCTTTGTACTTAGATAGGTTTTGAATGCCATTAGCATACATTCTTCTTTTGTGGAATTCATCTCTTTGCTCAAAATACTTACAAGTTCTTGCACTTCTTGAAAACCACTCATATTGTATAGCTTCACCTACTTGTAAACCATAGTCTGTACTCGATTGAACCTCAAAAGGTACATTTTGTTGAGGAAAGCTTCTGTAGGTAATAGAAACACCTTCTGTTTTCTTTTTAATCATAATTAATTATTATATAGTCTTAGGTTTATAGTAATATCTTTAACTTCTTTCTGTCTTGGTTGATACATTTTTCTGTTTACAGCTATTATAGCTAATCCAGAACTAATAGATGCATCATATTTAGTTCTATTATTAATATCAAATTTTCTCCAATCATCTAATGTAAAATTAAATGGCATATTAGACGATACGTTTCCTTCTTCATCTTCTCCAACATATTTCTCTATGTAAGATTCTATAGCAGCAGCGTGCATTTGTTTAACATCTTCAGATGAGTTAGGAATACCTCCTAATTCTTTTTCTGTAGGTGACAATCTATTCTCCGCTTTATCTGGTCTTGTAATTGAAAAACCTCTATATCCTCTGTTCTTAAAGTGATACAAAAGTCTTTGCTTATTATTCTCTACTAATATAGGCATACCATAAAATACACAAGCCATTAACACATCTTCAAAGAACATCTCAGCTGTTCTTGGTCTAGATACATACTCTAAAAAGAATGTATTATTTGGAGCATCTGAAAAAGATAATCCTGTTAATCCGTGTAAAGCACCTTTAGATCCTCTACTGCTTTCTTCACTATAAGAACCATCTTTTTTAACTCCATCAACTGTTGTAGAGATGTCATAAGGGTCACAACCAAAAGCACCTATATCTCCGTTTAAAGGAGACCTTGATGAATCTCCATTTATGGTTTTCCATTCAAATTTATTCCTCATATTCTCTTTAGGAATCCAAGAAACTAAAAACCTACCTTTTTCATTAGGATACCATTCAACTATTGTATCTTGTATTCCATCCTTCCACTGAAAGTTACCTCTAACTAGTGACCTATCTATTTCGTGTTCTTCGTTAATTTTAATTTGAGATAATATTTTTTCAACATTAAATGTAGATTGAGACATTTCATCTCTAAATGCCTCATCAATTGTCATAGGAAATGCTCTAAGCTCTTCATTGTAAGCAATATCACTTTCCTTCTTCTTACTACTTCTCTTAGCTTCTAAAAATTGAATTGAACCAATTGTAATCCAAATTCCTTGAGCGTTTTCAAATCCACTTCCTTTCTCAACTAATTCGTGACATATACCATACTTATCGGTATATTCCTCCATATTTTTATGTGCAGGTAAAAAATATGTATACAATCCTGAAGGAGTACGACTTGTAATCTTATTTCTCTTACTTATTAAAGATGATTTATATAATTTAAAGTATTCTTCACCACCATCTTTCATTGCAGCAACAGTAGAACCTACAAAAGCCTTACCAACGATTCTACCTCCTGTATCAAAAGTAGGTGATACTTGACCCCAGTGCTTTTCAAAGTTTGCAGGTTTTGTCCATTTTGAAGCCTCATCAGCTAAATATCTAAACATCTTTTGACCATCATAAGAATCATTCTTTGTAGGTAAAAAGTCGGTTAATGTATTAAGGTAATCATCTGTATTCGTATCCTTTTTCTTCTTTCCTGTTTTAGTCCTGTCTGATGGTTTTGCAAACTCTAAAAATTTCTTTGAATCTTCAACACCCTTAACAATAGGCTTAAAGAAGAAAGGTAAATTTAAAAAACCATAACTAAGTTTTGAAAATGCTTTTTCAGCGTCATCATTTGACTTAGAAGTTATACCAAGCCTTGCATTTGCCACAGAAGTTGCATCATTTAATAACTGACATATAATTTGATAAGTATATCCTGTACGTCTTGACTTTACGAATAATTGACCAAGACATCTATTATCTACAATACAAGCTTGTGTAAAGTAAAACATATCCCTTTGAGCATACCTAAAATCCATATACCCTCCAGAGTCTTCCATTTTAATCCATTGCAAAGCAAAGTAGTGAGTTCCTGTTAAGTATTCAGGCTTACCATTATTCATAAACCAAATACCTTCACGTCTTCTCCTAAACTCCTCTATAATGTATTCTGTATATGCTTCTGCTGTATCTTGAGATAAACCACTAGGCTCATCTATTCTTCTCCAATATTGGTCCTCTTTTTTAAGATTACTAAATAATATTTCTTTTTTTGCAGGAACTACAGGAAGAAAAACATTAAGGTCTCCAACTTTAAT